CATCTCTAAATCAAACTGGTGTACTCGGACAATTCGGATGATAAAGTTCATTCGGATGATACCCCCACGGTGGCGAGCACGGCTGCGGTCAGTTTTTCGGCGCGGTGGCGGGCCTCGATCAAGGCGGCGACGCGGTCGGCTGGGCTCAGGCGTTTTGCGAAAATCACGGCCAAGCGTTTGTTTAGGTCGCGGGCCTGTGGGCTGGTATTAAATGCGGCCTGCTCTAGGGCCTGAATAAATGCCTCGGCGTTTGATAATTTCATTGTGTGGCCTTGTTGGTTGCGCGGGCCTCTTTGCGGCCCAGCTCGATTAATCGGCGCGCCTCGGTCTGGTCGGCTGGCGTCTCGCGGTCTAGCATCTCGCGCAAAGTACTGGCGCGGGCTGCGCTCTTAAACCGGCTGGGTGCGCGCTCGTATAAATAACCGGCGTTTATATATTGGTTTTCAGTGTGATGCATGGTGGTTTTGCTCGCGGTTGGTTTGGGTTAAAGTTGGCGGGGTTTTTTTTGGGGCTGGATATAGCGCACGTTTTCCGCATTTTGGGCAGTCGTTTGTATGCTTTCCAATTAATCCACCAATATGCGCAACATAATTGCAGTGCGGGCACGTTACAAAATCGAACATTTTTTTATCTCCTGTTGTCGGGACAATTCCCGCGCATACCCTCACGATTTGTAAGGGTAAGCGCTGGCGCTGTTTATGCGGTGGCGATTGGTATCACGCGGCGCGCGCGGGCGTCTATGGTCTTGGCCTTGCTCCCATGGGCCCTAAACCCCACGATTGCCGACCGGCTGGCCTTTGCGCATAGTCCACACACTGCGCACGTCATGTAATCGACGGTCTGCGCGGGACAAATTAGGATTGCGCGGCCTTTGGGCGTTGTCGAGTGTTTAGGCGTGTCCATGGGCACAATGCAGGCGACGGGTAAGCCATGGGCCGCTAGTTGGTCGGCGTGTCCTGCATCGTCTGCCGATAGGTTGACGGTAAACCCGTGCGCGGTGGCCTGCTTAGCCCAGTAAATCGCCTCGGCGTTTTGCTTATGGGTGAAAGTAAACCCGCGTCGGCCTTTGTTGGCCTTCACGATTTCGCCAAGCTCGAAGGCGTCCACGGTTTCGCCATTGCCGGGCAAATCCCCTGCGACATTGTGCCGCCATAGTTGGCCGGCCGGTAGTGCTGCAATATGGGCCGCGAGCGCCTTTATCGGTTGGCCGCGTTGCGGTACTTTGTTCCAATTAAGGCGCGTGTAATAGTCCTCGGCATAGCATCCGGCGCGGTAGTGGGCGCACGACGGCGGGCAGCTCTCGCGCTCGGTGTAGGTCTGTGGGATTGGTCCGGTTTTGCGGTTGCTTGATTCTTTGATAAAGTGATAAAGCATTATTTTCTCTCCTGTTGGTTTAATTCGTTCGCTAGGTCTTGGCCTCCATTACGGCCAATCCATCCCCAGCCGGTCCAGCCATGGTTATTGCGATTAATGGTGATCTGATTCTCGCCCCACGTTAATTGCATCCATGTTTTACCGGCTGCTGCGGCTTTGCGGATTGCTGCGCGTAGGGTTGGGGCGCTGGGTTTGTTTGTGTATTCGATTTCGATCATAATTTTGCCTTTAAATAAATTTTGCATGCCTCAAGGCGGCGGTTTTCGTCGGGAGTGTTTAGCCACTGGTGAACCGATAGCGCGCGGCGCATTGCGTCGATTTCCCAGCGCGGCCGGTTTCCCAGTATTTGGCGGGCTTGGTCTAGCGTCATTCCTTCCCCCCAACATGATAAAAAACAATCCGATCACCGGCGGCGCGTATTAAATCGCGGGTTTCGATTGCTATGGCCCGCGCATCGTTGCGGGCGTGTGGGTCTTGCTTGTTGCGCATCATGGCCGCGTCGATCTGTGCCCCGGTCGGCTGCGGTGGCGTCCATGGTTTCAAGATATCGGCAAAAAGTGGGTGTAGTTCGTTCATTGTGTGGCCTCGTATTTATCCCAAGCGGCGCGAAGGGTGGCCGCTGCGGTGTGAAAGTTTGCATCGATTAGGGCGCGTTCCATGGTAAAAAAAATCTCGTATCCGTCCCAGTCAAGGCGGCGGGCCAAGTCAACGCCTAGGGCGTCGAGTTCTATTTCTCGGTCGGTTTCGGCAATCATAAAAACCCCTCGGCGTAATCTTCCAAGCTTGTGACGAGTCCGTCGAAGTCCTCTTCGGGTCCAAGCATGTCGGCCAGCGCGTAAACGACGGCCGGGTCGTATTCCTGCGCGAGCTCTTTAAGATATTCGGTGCGGTTGTCGAATCCGTTTTCGGTGTAGATTGTTTTCATGGTGTTAGCTCCTAAGTTTTGTAAGCGTAAAAAGTTGAATTTCCTTCGACTCCGATATATTCGACAAAATCGGGGTGTGTTTCAAAAAATCGCGCGGCTGCTTCCCTTGTTGGGCTCGGGCTCGCGTAGTCATAAGCGCAGGAAGTCGGTTTTTTATTGTTGTCGGCCAATAATTTAATCCGCAGGCGCGCGCCCTTGGTATCGGTGGCCTTTTGGAAAGTGACGCGGGCGATTTGAATCATTGGGTTGTCTCCATCGAGTTAATGCAGCGCATGCGGTCGGCTTCGGCGTTGAGCTCTCGGGCCAGCGTCTCGGCATATGGTTGCGGCCGGTCTGCTGTGTGGCAGAGAATCAAGATCGTGCCGGCTGCCTCGCGCAGTAGGTTTACTAAACTGTCGTCCATGGTCTAGGCTCCTTTCAGATCAAAAAATGCGCGGCTGCCGTCGGGCTCGCGAATATAAACCGGCTCGATTGCCTCGTCGATAGCGTCGGCCACATCTTCGGCCATGGTGCCGGGTCCCTCGGTGCTGCCTAAGTAGCGAGCGTGGGCCGGTAAGCTGGAAAAGTCTAAAAATTGTTTCATGGTTTTGTTTCCTTGAGTTTTGGCAAGAGCGCCCAACAAGCCCGCGCGCGGGCTTGTAAGTCGATCACGCGTGAGAGTAGAACGCCTGCCACCAACTTTCAAGGAAAGCGTTGACGGTGTGATCGATTACGGTGCCTCCGTCGTCTTCGTCGGCGTGTGGGTGAATCAGCGCCCAGCCTGCGAATGCTCCAGTACTGTCGCGCAAAGTGATCTCGGCCTCTTCCACTGCTGCGACGTTTTCGCAAATCTCGCGGTATTTGGTCGACCGGCTCAGATCGGGCTCGTCGCCTCCACTGTCGACGGTAACGGTATAGCCGGCGGCAAGCGCGACGCGAATCAGCGATTTATACGCGCTGCGCTGGCGGGTTATCTTGGACCAGCTCGCGGGGTTGCCGGTCTGCTCGGTGTAAAACCGGCAATTGGCGACGGCTTCGGCCTGTGTGGCGAATTCTCCCAAGCTGCGGCCGTTGTGGTTGGTGGTGGTGTATTTCATTGCGTGTGCTCCTTAAAATTCTGAATTGATAGCGTTTGCGTTTTGGTCTGCCCACCATCCCGCGACGTTTTTTAGTACTTTCCAAGCCTCGGCCGTGGTGAGGACCGTGCCGGTTTCGCTGTGCTGGAATAAGTTCAAATAATCGGCGTCGGTCCAGCTCTCGACCATTAGGTCGCCTCCCTGCTCGTAGTGCTCCAGCGCCCAAGCTTTCATTTTTTCGATTTCGCGTGTGTGGTCCATGGTGTGTGCTCCTCAGTGATTAAATTTAAAAGTCATGCATTCGGCATAAGTGCCGGTGAAGGCTATGCGGTAGCTGTTCCGCACGTCTGCGCCCTTGCAGATAATGACGTTTCCGAAGTGGTTGATTTGCGCGGTGTAGATCATTGCGTTTACTCCTGTGGTTGATAGTCTGCGAAAAGTCCCAATAGGCGCTCGGCTGCCTCGGTGCTCTGTCCACCTTTCATGAGCTGGGCCGCTAAGCGCATCTCGGCAATTAGGTGCGTCACTTGGTTTGCTTGTACGCATTGATCGTGATCGCTGATTAAGATCGTCGCGGCTGCGGCCATCTTCTCGGCGGTGCGGCTCAGGCTGTTTAATTGTGCTGCGGTGTATGTCATTGCGTTTGCTCCTGTCGTGGTTGGTGAGGTGTTTATTACGCCTGAACAATTTAAAACCATCGTACGCGCCAACGACCAAAACGATCGCAACTGCGCCAAGTGCGAAAATAATTTATCGGGCCGGTTTTCCCTCGGTGGCCGGTGCTGCTGCCTGCGCGGTGGCCGGTCCTGTGCCCAAGCTCGCGGCCGGTATTCTCGGGCGAAGCCCAGCGGCTTTGATGCTGCTCAAGTAGGGGCTGAGACAACAAACCCTCAAGGGAAGCGCTCTCCCTCTCCCTTTCCTGTTTTGACTCCAAACCCTATAAACTCCGGTCCTGTTGCAGTCCTGATTCTGTTCCCCTACAATCACACAATGATCAAGCAAACCAAACCTACCAAATTAACCCGCGCTCAAATACGCGACGGTCTAGATCAGATACCCATCGACCATATATTGGGCAGGCGGTCACAATCTGAACTCACCAGTAAACAAAAGCGATTTGCCCACGAAGTCGCGAAGGGCTCCACCAAAGCCGACGCATACCGGACAGCGTATAACAAGAACCCAGCGCCCAGCACAATAGTCACAGCGCCCTATAAGGTCGCCGCCGATGCTAGAGTACAGCGCGAGATAATGGCCTATGAGGCAGCAATTGAGGCAGAGAAACATAGAACCCCTGCCGCTCTCAGGGCTTTAGTAATCCATTCGCTGGTGCAAGTGGTGCTCGACCCGGACGCCGGACCAGCTCAGAAGGTCCAAGCGGCCAAGGTGCTCGGGACCGTTACCGAAGTAGCTGCATTCACGGAGCGCAAAGAAGTGCGGACCATCTCCAGCAGTGAGGATGCGAAGGCTCGGGTTATGGGTGAGCTGCGGCGCTTGATGACAGCCGGCGCAGTCGACGCAAACGTGATCGACGCCGACGCCGACAGCCTGCTTTCAGAATTGGCAGCGGTCGAACCCCACCCAGCCCCCACCCCTCAAGCCAGTCAGCCGGAGTCCCATGACTCTATACATACTATTCCACTCAATCAAAACCTAGAAATTTTCGAACCCCCCACCACCTCCAACAACGAAGATTCCTAAAAAATTTTTATAAAAAAAAATTATGAAGAACGCATCTCTTATATTGAAAAAACCAAAGCAACCCAAGAGTTTGGGTTCGTTTGGCAAAGTTGCTATAAATTTAAGCATGAGGGCGTCCAAAATGGACTTTACAGAGCAAGAATGCATGGAGATGGAAATGAGCCCAGTACAGAAGGAAGTGTTTTTAATCGTTGACGAATGGTGGAAGATGTACGGGTATTCCCCTACTATTAGGGACATTGCGTACCAGAGGGGCAAATCAGGTTTAGGGAATACGATGGACATTGTGAACAAGTTGGTTCGCCTTGGGGTGCTTAAAAAGATCAATGGCGGTGGCAGGTCGATCCGGCCTGTGTACATTAACTTCAAGGATTTGGAATGACCGACCTTGAAAAGATAGAGCAGTTGATGGCTGGGTTGCAGCCTAATGAGCAAGAGACACTATTAGCTCAGATTGACGAATATAGGACGGCGCTGGAAAGGGAGACGGCGCAGGGCAACTTTATGTCCTACGTAAAGATGATGTGGCCGGGTTTTATCCATGGCAGACACCATGCAGTGATGGCAAAAAAATTCGAGGCTATCGCCAATGGAACCTTAAAGAGGCTGATCATTAACATGCCGCCTCGGCATACAAAGTCGGAGTTTGCTTCGTACTTGTTGCCTAGCTGGTTCCTAGGTAGATACCCTAACAAGAAGATTATTCAGTCTTCCAATACTGGGGACTTGGCTGTCAACTTTGGCCGCAAGGTTAGGAACTTGGTGGATTCAGAAATGTACGCCAAGGTGTTTCCCGGGGTGTCATTGCGTCAAGATAGTAAGGCGGCGGGCCGGTGGGCTACTAATCAGAACGGGGAATACTTTGCCATTGGTGTGGGCGGTACTGTTACTGGTAAGGGTGCGGACTTGTTAATTATTGACGACCCGCATTCTGAGCAAGAGGCTGCCATGGCGGCTGGCGATCCTAGCGTCTTTGACAAAACCTATGAATGGTATACGTCTGGACCCCGGCAACGTTTACAACCGGGCGGAGCTATTGTGATCGTTATGACCCGATGGGGCGATCGTGATTTGACCGGCCGGGTAATTAAAGACGCAACCATGAGGGACCAAGCCGAGGAGTGGGAGGTCATCGAGTTCCCCGCCATCATGCCTAGCGGTAATCCACTATGGCCTGAATTCTGGTCCTTCAAAGAATTGAGCGCGCTACGCGAGGAACTACCACCATCAAAATGGAACGCCCAGTACCAACAGGCTCCGACGGGTGAAGAGGGTGCGATGGTTAAAAGGGAGTGGTGGAAGATTTGGAATAACGAAAATCCTCCGCCCTGTGAATTTATTATCCAGTCTTGGGACACGGCTTTTACAAAAAACGAACGCTCCGACTATTCGGCCTGTACTACTTGGGGTGTCTTCTATATGGACGGCGACGTCAACAATGTAAACGTTATCCTATTAGATGCCTTCCAGAAACGGATGGAGTTCCCGGAATTAAAAGAACGCGCCCTAGCCGCGTACCAAGAATGGGAGCCAGACGCCTGCATTATTGAAGCTAAAGCGGCGGGGGCCCCTTTAATATTTGAACTGCGTAAAATAGGCGTAATGGTTTCAGAATACACCCCTAGCCGTGGCAACGATAAATTCGTTCGTTTAAATTCTGTCACAGACATGTTCCGGTCTGGTAAAGTGTGGGCACCAGAAACCCGGTGGGCCAGTGAAGTAGTTGAACAGATGGCGTCCTTCCCGATGGGC